GGATAATGTGTTTAATTTTTCAGGCTCTTCTCACTTTGCAGCGGGAGAAATTGTAGGAGTTTCAATTGAGCCTCAGACGGGACCCGGAGATGTAAACGTTACATGTCTTTGGGAATTTGACTTTACTGGAGTTACGTAATATGGCCAGTGATCAGGGCTGGGAAACTTATTCTAAGTTAGTATTACAGCAGCTTGAAACTCTTAATGCTGGTATTGAGAGTATGCGCGCTGAACTACAATTGGTAAAAGAACAAATTACAAAAATCAAAGCAAAAGAAGATCGCTTAGAAGAATTAAAGGCTTGGAAAGATAAGATTGATGAAGTTGTTTCCCCATCTCAGATGAAATATGCAATGAGAGAATTAGAAAACTTGAGAACATTTAAGACAAAAGCTGTTACAATATTCGCAGTTATTCAATTTGGAATGGCTACAGTGTTATTTGCTATGAATTTTGTTTAATCAAATAATAATAATATTTTTACATTACTAAACAATAACTATCTTTTAATGTATGACGACCATAAGTCAGTTATTTTTCGATTTATTAAATTCTAGTTAATTTGATGGCTAAAAAAACAACTCCTAATACATTAGTCAAGCGATTAATAAAACAAATTTCGGGCAATCTAACAGAAGAAGATGAATTGTTGCCGGAAATTGCCATAGAAGGAACGGGCGAGTTATGGTGTTATGATCCGGTTAACAAAATACATAAAAAACTTTACCGCGGAGTGAAAGCTTTTATTTTAGCAGAAAATTATGATTATCACGGCCGCACTTTAATTTATACCATGGGGGGAGATATGGTCTGTATTGACCCCGAAGAAATAATACACACAGGATATGATTGATGTTATTTAAATTTGGAAAATTTTGGAAAACAATTACACTAGTGATTAGTTTTTGGATAATGTTTGGCTTATTTGATTTTGAATTTACAACAATTACTCTTTTAACACTAATTCTTGCTAGTACATTATCCGATACACGAAAAATATTATAAATGGCAAGAAAAAAGAAAAAAATTGTTCAACCAATTAAAGAAGTCGAGATCATTAATCGTCGCACACACAGATATCGTAGACTTAATTTTGAAAATAAAGAAATTGTTATTTATAACGAGGAACTTAACGAATTTGAGCTATTGTCCAATATAAGTGCTAGTTATGACGAGAATAGCGACCCTTCTAATGAACAAAAAAGATAAATTTGGCGAATTAACATCCAAGATTTTCGATATCGGCGATATAGTAGAGTGGTCAACGTGGAATCGGGACCTGGAGGGGTGGGATTCGCACTATGGAATTGTAATCGAAATAAAGAATGAGATAAAGTCTGGCAGATTAGTATCTATATCTACCGTAAAGCCGGTTAATGATACATCTTTGGAAATTGATTTTTTTACAGCTAGTTTAAAGCTAGTTTCGAAGTCCACTTCGGAGGAAAAACCTAATGATGTCGATTGTTGATCACATTGCTATACTTGTCGACGACTTGGAGGTTGCAGAGGAGTGGTATACCCAAAAATTAGCCGGAAAAGTCACTTTTCGCAACTCAAAGTACATTAGAATGAGTGTTTCTAATACAAACATCGCTTTAATTGATAAAAATCACTATCCATACGCACATTTTGGCATTTTAGTCGAAAAAAAGGAAGATTTGCCGCTAGAATTGGGAGAAGTGGTCTATCATCGTGATGGAACGACTGGCGTTTACGTAAAAGACCCGTTTGGGAACTATTTAGAGTATATTTGGTATTCTAATGATCAAAAAGAGGTATTTTTAAGTGAATGATGTTATAAAAACCCTAATTCGGCAATTTATGCCGTTTGCGCAAAAAAAAATGGGTTTTTCGAGGCCTCCAAAGCTATTTTTACGCAATGATCCGCAAAATGCTGCGGATCCACTTGGAAAGACGGGATTTTATGATCCTCAAGCCGAATCTATCACTTTATACACGACAGGAAGACATCCAAAAGATATCATGCGATCTCTTGCGCATGAATTACAACATCATACACAAAAATGTAATGGAGACTTCGCTAATGCATCAAATATGGGCGAACAAGGTTACGCACAGAACGATCCACACATGCGAACGATGGAAATTGAAGCATATAAAGCATCAATAGTTTTTAGAGACTGGGAAGACAGCTTAAAAGAGACTATTTATTATGAACATTTACAAAAAGGAGATAATAGTAAAATGTCAACACAAGATTGGAAAAATGGGGAATTAAAAAGTCTCCTTGCTGAAGCCTGGGGTTTCAAGATGGATCTCAGCAAATTAAATGAAAAAGCTGATAAAAATACTGGCATGTCTGGTGTTAAGGGCGACGACGATGATGATACATATATGGGTCACATTAAAGAAGATGAAAAGCCAGATGAAAATGATGATGGTATTCCTGATTACGCTCAGGATGGAAAAGGGGCAAATGACTTAGGAAAACCTAAGATTAAAGAAGGCGACACCGGCGCATCTAAAGGCGATAAAGAAAAGGATCCAGACGATCCCGAGGCACTTGATTATGAACATGGTGGAGATCGAAAGGGTGATAAATCCAAAACTCACAAAGGTAAGGATTATATGAATGAAGATAGTGGAGAAGATGAGAAGCGCCACTATGAAGATGATGATTGGCACGATAAAGATCGGATTGAAGCCATCCGTCGTCATCTTGATGCCTTAGAGCACGACAAAGACTATGATCATGATCATGAAGAGCTTGAAGAAGGCGGATTGGCCAGACGCAAGGGAGATCCACGAGATCGTAGAGGACATGAAAGTGATCGACTTCGCGAATCTATAAATAAGCTTCGGAGAGCAGGTCTATCTAATTCGGATATTCAAAAGCTCTTAAATAGAACGGCTTATAGAGCACTGAAGGGTTAAATCATGGGCAGTCACACTGTGGCTCTCACAGAAGGTAAGGCCAACACACACCTTACCCACCTTGAAGAGTTGGTTCTTACCCAGGGCCCTCAAGGCTATGAGATGGCGCGCGCATTTCTTTTGGAACTTCTTGAAACTCTCAAGGGGAATTCCAATTCTCGGATTCAAACATCCGTTAAATGGGATGGCGCGCCAGCTATCTTTGCAGGTGTTAATCCAGAGAATGGGGAGTTTTTTGTTGGAACTAAATCTATTTTTAATAAAGTTCCCAAAATAAATTACACTGAAGAAGATATATTAAAAAATCACGGACACGCGCCTGGACTCGTTGATAAGCTAACTAAAGCATTAAAATATTTACCTCAGCTTGGAATTACTAATATTCTCCAAGGTGATTTTATGTTTGATGATGAAATGCTTGATGTGGTAGACATCGATGGAGAGCCTCATTATCGTTTTAAGCCAAATACAATTGTTTATGCTGTTCCTGTTGATTCTGAACTTGGTCAAGAAATTGGTCAATCGAAATTCGGTATTGTATTTCACACAACATACGATAGTTTAGATGGAGGGGCTAGTTTCGGCGCTGATATAAGTAATCTTAGGGATGCCCCGGGAGTTTGGTTTGATGACGCATTTTTTACCGATGATACTGGTATCGTAACTCTTACCGAAAATGAAGAGAGCAGAATTATTAGTTTGGTCGAAAAGGCTGATGCAGTTAATAGCAAAATAGATTACAATGAACTGCCGATGCCAATGTTAAACATTTATATTAACAGTGAAATTAAAGCTGGTCAATTTTTAGAAGATCCGGAAGATTCTTTTGAGGGGTTTCTCGACTGGTATAGAAATCGTAGTGATAAAGCTATTGAGAAGCTAAAAACACAAAAAGGACGACTCAGGCGTCTTAATCAACAACATGAGAGTTTATTAGAGTTTGTGAATAAAAAAGAAGATATCCTTAATCTTTTTCGAGTATCTCGGCTTTTGTTTGAAGCCAAGAATATATTTATTGAGAAGTATAATAATGCCGTGTATAACACTAAACACTTTGTAGATGATGGCTCAGGAGATTTAGTAGCTACGAATCCTGAAGGTTATGTAGCAGTAGATCACGAAGGAAACGGAGTTAAATTTGTCGATCGATTAGAATTCAGCCGCGCAAACTTTTTAGTAGATAAATCTGCTAAATTTGTTCAAGAAAATCTATCCAACTTCACTATTCGGATTTCCAAAGATAGGCAAGTGACCAAGACCATAGCAGAGTGGCTCGAAGAGATTAAAAGAGCCGGCCACACGTATCAGAAGCCCCCTCAGCTTGTTTATAAAGATATTATGGCTGGTACTCCTATTGTAGAAATTGTAAGCCATGAGAATGCCGCGGAGGCAATTTATAATACTGTTATTACTTATATTAACAATCTCCACGAACAGGAAGAAGACGAGGATCCTGTTGTCGACATTGAATTTGAAGATGAGCCTGTTAGAGGGGAAACGGTGGCCATTGTTCCGGGAGCATATAAGCCGCCGCATATGGGTCACGTAAATATGGTCGAACAATATGCACAAAACGCTGATCGAGTTATTGTTCTTATTTCTGCTCCGACCAGAAGCGGAAGAAAGCTGCCAAATGGTCGCGAAATTACAGCAGAAGATTCTGAACAAATATGGAATTTATTTGTAGGGTCTAATCCAAAAGTAGAAGTTTATAAATCGATGCATGCATCTCCCATAAACGCTGCTTATGAGATTACTGGTAAAACTGGATTACGTGAAAAAGTCGCGGAACAAATAGGAATGGAGCCTCTTAGTGCCGGCGACACCGTTATCTTAGGAGCTAGCAACAAGGGCGGCGATGCTAAAAGATGGACTGGTGCAAAAAAATATGTTGGAGAGGATTTACAATTAATTGATCCTATGGAGAGCGCTGTCGAGCCTTTGGCGCGCCCCAATGGAGAGCCTTTTAGCGCAACAGACATGAGAAAACTCTTAGGAGATACTTTAGCCCATAAAGACGCATTGCGGGATTTTGCTGGTGATAATGTTGATGATGTTTTGCGAATTTTAGGTATGCAAAGTCTCGAAGAAATGAGCGCTATGGGCGCCGGCGCAGTGGGGGGATCCGCTACAGGAGCTAAAGGAGGGCCATGGAACGCTAAAGAGGTACGAAAAGATAATGAAGAAGAGAAAGAAAGAAGCACTTTAAATATTAAAAATTCTTTAGCTCTGAAAAAGGGCGTTTTGCCTGAAAATATAGATTTAAGCATGGTTGATGAAGTTATGCGACTAATTATGACAAGAGGCATTTTATAATGAATAAAGATGAACAAGTTTTAAGAGAAAATATACGCCATTTAATCCGGCATGTCAAGCAAAAAAGATCGAATGAAGAATATCAAGTTCGCGAGCACCTAAAGAAGCTCCTAAGACTAGAATTACGCTCGCTGTTAATTGAAGGTGACGTACCGGATGTAGATCCAACACCCAATAAATCTACAGGTATTAATGTTCTTGAACAATTATTAAAAAAGATCGTTCCCGTATTACAGGTTGATTATAAATCACTCACAACCTCAGAAGACCAAAGACAGTCTTTTAGAGCGCATATTATCAATGCAGTTATTAACACTCTTACACCGGCTAAGGTAAATAATCAGGCCGGTGAAGAAGAATCTGAAGTAGATTCTCTTGATGAAGAAATTGATATTGATATTGGTGGCGAAGATGACAATAAGTTTATCGATAT